AAACGTCAATAAGTAGAATGCGTCTATTTCTGAATAAACGCCTTTAATATTTGCTGGCGTTTCACCCGCTACCAATTGCATTAAGTCATTACGAACATTCTTACTCAAGTCACGAAATGGCGCCGACTTTTCCTGAATGGTTCGCAGCACTGAACGCACACCAGAATTGGATAAAAACACCACATCCGTATTGGTGCTTTGAATTGAATCACGGTATTGGCAACCAATACCCACCACGGTGTCATACAGAGACATCGTGCTAGGCGTTGTCGCGCCTTGGTACACCAAAATCTGGCGCTTACCAAAGATAAATAAGAATCCGTTATGCGCTGCTAGGCCGGTAATTTCATCCGCGCCATTTGCCCACACGTTATTGACGTTCAATGTGCCTGACGTGCCGCCGCTATAAATGTGACCCGCAATCAAATCAGAAAACGTCAGCGTTGTTTTATCTGACGTACTGTTAGCAATCCACAAGCGGCCATACGCCGAGATACAAATATTTCCTAGTGGCACCGTACCGGCATAGCCAGACTTCTCACTTACTCGACGATACGTTGTTGAACTAACCGCTGGGTCATAGATTATTGGATCATGACCGGACTGAAAGAAATACGTTACTCCATTAAGTGACGCGCACTGCCAGTTATTGGCACTAATGCTTGGCGCTGTACCGCCGCCGCCATAGGTCAACTCAGTAACTGTTGTGCCACTTAATTTGAATATCTTATTGTTTCCAGCAAATAATGTAGTAACAGAGCCACCAGTAAGCACCAATTCGTGGATGACGCCGATATCGTTAGCGCCTAAATTGCCCGAACTGGTATTAACTTTCGTCCACCCCTTACGTGCGCCCATCCGACCGTACTTGTCCAGAATGCAGTTAATCGCAGTCAACGCAAATCCAGCCGCCAAATCTAATGGCGAGTCTTGCGTATTCAGGCCATAGAAACCTGGTGCATTAACGCTGAATCGTTCAAGTGCTTGGCTCATACGGAAACAAACTCCTGCGTTTCAGGAAAGCGCGTAGCTTCCAGCGAAATGTAATCAGCCAACATGGAGCGATACAAGTTGTAGGCTTCCGAGGATGATAGGCCACCGTCTTCGCCGCGCTCAACCAATGCTCTAGCATACGCATTTTGCTCAACCAATACGTCAGGCACTAACACCGATGTGCCGTCTGATGACAATACCGCTTGTGGGATGGTCAGGAAAAACTTGATGGTATAGACGCCATCAGGGCGGCCATACAATTGAACTTGAGCATCACCATTACCATCAACACCTTCAAAGCAATACTGCGCTGGGATGTTGGTGACAATCGGAGTGAAGTTTTGCTTTTGGCGCATGTCGGACACGCTGATATTTCGCATGACGACATTGCTGGTGGTATTTAGCGGATCGCTAGATACACGGAATTTTTGACCTGCGCCGGTCAACGAATAAACATACGTGCCGGATGCGGTAGTGACCGTTATTTCTTGGCCGAGAGCATTCCAATCGTAGGCGTCCTCGACTTGGCGCTTGGCGTCATTAACAAACTTGCCGATCAAGGTCGAATACGCATCAAGGCCGACAGTTGACACCGTCGGCTCGCGAAGTCGCACCAAAATAGAATTTACAATTTGAAGATAGGTCATTCGCTTCCCCGCAAAACTTACAGAGCCAGCTTTTGCCTATCCCTATGGGAAGAAGCCTTTATGCCCACATTATAGAGAAATTACGTTATTTCTGGCTACCATTTAACTTTGTTAGCCCAATACGCCGCACTCATAGCGCCCTTGGCAATATTCTTGGCATGGCGCGCTTTGAATGCTTCATTGCGTTTTGTGCCGTCTGGACTGCCAGTAGCGCCCTGTTGGCCAAAACGGATCAACTTAACTTCGTCGCCCGACTTAGCCAATACAGCGTGAGACTTAGTCGGATGGCTAGGGGTCTTTTTTGGTTTATTAAAACCCGAAAATTCCTCTTTTCCGCGCTTAATCATTTCTTAGGCTTTTTCGCTGTCTTAGCCGACTGTTTAAACGCCATCTCGGTCGGCGCGCCCTTACTACCCACCTTGCGCATCTTTTCACCCGAGCCAGCCTTAATTCTGGCTTGCTTGGCGTTGATATTACTGTACAAACCGGCCTTCATTTCTTAGCCTTGTTCTTGGCTGTTCTTTGGCCGCGCATAGGCATCTTTGCCTCGCTCATAGCGATAGCCACGGCTTGCTTGCGGTTCTTAACGACAGGGCCGCCCTTGCCAGAGTGCAACGTGCCAGCTTTGTATTCGCCCATTACCTTACCGACTTTTTTAGCTCCGTACATTATGCTTTCTCCTTAGTGATAGGGCCGCCACCTTTCCACGCATCACAAGTGCGAGCTGCCGCGCAAGTGAACTGGAATAAATCGCAATAGCCTAGATCGGCTGCTGCGACAAATTCTTCGTCATACGACAATTCATCTTCGTTTTCGTCCTTCTCCAAACCGCCGACAATACATTCCATCATCTTGGGTGTTTGAATAAACGCCGCGCAATTGCCGCATCTCATACCTTTGACGGTATTGGTTGGAGCGTTGTACATCGTGGCCTTTTTCATCCAGAAAGCCGTATTGGCTTCATCTGGATTAGGTGGGCCATAACCGTATTCTTTGAACGCATGGTTTCGGTTTTTCAGATTAACCGATACATCCTGCGTTGCAATGGGGCAGGTTTTGCCAGTTAATAGACCGTCTTTCATTTAAAAAAGACCCGATCTAGGACAAATGCCGAAATACCGCTAATGGCTGACGCAATGGCCATGCCGACCCAAAAGCCGCCTTTAGACTTATTGGCCATCGCCAACAGGGTTTTGACGTCCTCACGCAAGGCAGTAACCTCGGTTTGCAGCACTTCAACCTGAGCTTCCAGCTTGCCAAATTCACGCAAATCAATGTCAGACATGACCGGTTTTCCTTGGCCTTCCAAGCCGTTTCTGCGCCTCTGGTGGCCGCATAATTACCAAATGTTCGTCATTATCGCCCGAAGTCTCAGGCGCATCAATGCACTCATACCCCGCGTGGCCCTTCATGCTGTCGATGTCGTGCTGTTGCGTAAATTCAACAGTTTGACCACTTTGCAAGCATTTAAAAATAGCCATAAAACCCTTTAAAAATCAGGGGCCGAAGCCCCCGATTATTACGCCAAAGAACGTGCGACTACGATACGCAAAGTTGATGAATCAAGATTAACTGTTGCCTCTGATTCATTTTGAATACGGAATTTAACGGTATTGGCCGCGCTGACATAGCCAGTAACAGTCAAACCCACCAAATCCACGCCTAGCGATGCGCCAATGACCATATCGCCCAAAGCAACGCCTGGGACGGTGACATCATCGGTTTCGCCAGCGCCATTAACTAGCGAGCCAGCGTCAAGTGTGGCTGTGACCAGCCACGTATCAGAAAACAGGCCACGAAATTGATCGTTACCTGCGCGAACGGTTACTGCTGAAGCTGTTGCCATAGTAGTTCTCCCAATTAGGTTAAAAACCCCCGCCCGAAGACGGGGTGTTTAATTAGGCAGGTACGGCCAAGGCAAATGCCGAAGACGACAGGGCTGCGCCAACAGTTGCCGCAGTACGCATTGCTTTGACGCCGTACAGAGTGTCAGCAGTAAACAGAGTGCCGAGGTACTCTTGCTTGTACTGAGTCTGTGAACGCACTGCAACTTGCTCAACCAGAACCATCGAATCACGGTGACCCATCAAGCAGATACGGTCGGTGCCTGAAGTGCCAGCGCCAGTATCAGCGTTTGACGAAACAAACACAGGGATACCGTACAGATTGCCGATTTCGCCATTGCGGATAGCATTGCCATCACCGACGAATGCTTGCTCGGTGTAGCGAGCCAGACCCATCAATGTATTGCGGCTTGATGGAGGAATAACAAAGAAACGACCATCCATTGGTGTGTCGTTGTCATCCAAGCGCTGGATTGTGCGACGAATAGCAGCATCAGTCAAAGCAGCAGCATTCGACGATGTCGAGTTGTAGGCTGTTGTGCCGTTTGAGCCGATATAGGCTTTGGTTGTGGTGTTGCTAGTTGCATAGTCGTCGGTGCCAACGGTTGCGCCGTTAAATGCACGACCCAACTGGATCAAGTTGGTATCTACTTGACGCGCCAGTGCATAGCCAGCATCAGCAGTGTAGAACTGACGCATAGAGTTCAACGCTTGAACTTCGGCGATGTCTTCGATCAAACGGCTGTACTCATAATGCTTGTCGATAGACACTTGCACTTCGGTATTGCTGGCAGCAATCAATGTCACTGCATCCGTTGCTACTTTTAACGATGCCGAACCACGGGTTGGTGCTGGGATGTGGATGGTGTCGCCTTTTTTGCCACGGAAATTCATCTTCATGACCAGATTGGCCAGAACAAGATTCTTCTTGTAAGAAGCAACAATCTCATCACTCCAAATTTCTGGAACGAAGGTACCTGCGCTCGATACGGTTACGCTATTGGTTGGGGAAAATGCTGTATTTGCCATGTTAATGCTCCTAGATCAAAAGTAAGTTACTTGACCCGTCCTTCTTGATACGCCGCCATAATTTCATCAGAAAGTGCGTCATATCGGGCTGGGTCATTCATTTTTAGCCGAATTAGGTCAGCACGGCGGTAAACTCTTTTTGAACTCTCACCTGTTCCACCGCTATCAACCTGCACGGATTTCATCGTTTGCTGGCGAGCCGTTGATGCTTGTTGGTTCGCTTGCTTCGTCTGAATACCGCGCAACTCTTTATAGGTGGACAGCAATTCGTGCGCCGAATCAAAATCAAACTCTGCATCAGCTCGCTTGAATAAATCCAAACGAATTGGTGAGGACTTAACCCAATTCACAAAACCCTCATCTCGAACGACTTGTTCAAAATCAGGATGTGCTTGAGTCAGCTTCTGTTGAGTCTGTAACGCCCTTAACTCCGATGCGGCCTTTCGAGCCTCAATGATGTCAGGGTGCCTATCAATCGTATTACGAACTGCCTTTTGTGGGTCTTCATAAAAGTCCACTTCCGGCTCTGCCTCTGCAATAGGTTGTTGCCTAGAACTAAGGTTTTGCTTAATGAGTTCATCTGCCAGCTTCCGCACTTCGCCGACTTCTTGCGCTTGGCGTCCAATGACTTTTTCCGCTTCTTGGTGCATCTTCATAACGTCTTCAAGAGACTTATTCCGATACCTTTCAGGAAGGTCTGGTTTGTCATTACCAATCGTAGA